AAATACCACTGAGCTTTTTGTAAGCTTTCAATTCCTGCTTTATGCTGTTCACGCCATACATATTTCAAAGCATTGCCTTTGCAATAGCCTCGAAACTCTGCTGGGGAGAGGGCTGCTTGAATTGCTACAATGCACTCAACACCTCCTTGGGTGTAGTGGGGAGGATGGTTTACAACATCCCAGTCTTTAATATCTACTTCTGAAATCATTCTTTATCCTTTAAAGAATACCTCTTATTAATATAACGTAGAGATAGAGGCATTAGGTCAAACTCCCCATCTTGTACATCATTAAGCACTAAGAAACCTCTCCAATGATTGTTTCCTTGACTGCTCATGTAGTCTTCGTTGTGTTCATAGCAGCTACCAGCAATGACAGAGGTTAGTAGCTCGCCACTCGCCTTATGCCCCGTAGCGATTTGTAAACCCTGTTGATGGCCCTGGATACAGGACATATGCTTTTTAGCCAAACAAGCTGCAGCAGTTGTAACAGGCCTGCCCATAAGACCAGTAGTAAAATAATGGGAATAAGCAATGCCATCAATAGTGACCACATCAAGGAAAGGATGCACTGTCCAACCAAACTCATGGTAACGTAAGTCATCCACCGATAATACCCCATCGAGTTTCGGGTCTTCGTTAATTGCTCTATGTATACGATGCTCATGGTTGCCTAAAGTTAAATGCAGTTGTGGGTGATATTGGGTGTGTTTGTTCTTTCTAGCTTTTTCATTAAATTCACGCAAAGGGCTAAGGAGCATGTCCATAGCTTCGTGTGTTGCTTCAATGTCTTTAACATAACGGCGTCCTTCAAAGCTTTTCTTACCTACGTCATAGGAAGAGAGGGAGGGCATGTCTGCAAAGTCCCCAATGCAGACAACAACCTCTGGTTTTTTCTCTACGATGTAACGTCCGATGTTTCTTAAATAGGAGAAATCAACTCCTGGTTTTGCTTGTACGTCAGGTAGGACAATGTGTCTAGTCATTTAGGCTCCAATAATTGCACTTTTAGGTGCTGTCTTGGGCTCTGAAACCTTGGGTTTCAGCACCCCCATTTGCACTAGCACGGTTAGTCCCACCTCTAACACCTTGTCCAACTCCTGTCCCTCAAGTTCCCCTTCAAATTGAACAGTTCCTTCTTTTGTCTGAATGGCTTTATTTATTAGCATATTTCTTTTTAGTTTCCTTCTCTAGGTTAGTTTTTTCTGTGTGGCAGGTTTTACATAAAATTTGTAAATTGTCTTTCTCACAAAATAAATTAGTAACGAATAGGTCCCATGTTTGGAAGCCTTTCTTGGGGTCTACAATGGGTTTAATGTGGTCAACCTGCACATCCTTAGCAGGCCAGTCGTTTTGGCAAGCAGAGCACCTGTAATGCTGTGCAATGCGTCCTGTTGCTTTGTTAACCTTTTTCTCTGTCTTAGCGTCATTCAAGGTCTCGAATTTGGGTGCCCATCTACGACTACCTGCGCGTAAAATAGAAGTAATGAAAGAATGATAACGTGAAGCAGTCCAAGTACCCCCATTATACGTTTTCATAAGACTCCATAACTTCTTTTTTCTTTTTGGAGTATACTGAGTTCGCTTCTTCTGGTGTTTTATAAATACCTAGATATAAGACATGTTTTCCAATACGCAAACGAGCTTCATAGCCTTTTGTTATTTTAGATACGCCTAAAAACTTAGATTTATTATTACAATGTGCTTTTGATTTATTATACATATTTATAGTTTGAGAGACATCCCTAAGATTGCTAATCTTATTGTTTGCTTTATCCTCATCTATATGGTCTATCTGACCTTTAGGCCATTCTCCGGTACAAAAATACCAAGCTAATCTATGTTCTTTATAGCGTTTTCCATTCCATAAAATTCTACGATAGCCTTTAGTGTAATCGCTTCCTCCAGCACGTTCTCCATTTCTATAGAACCATCCTGTATCTGGGCAGTATTCTAAACCATCTTTTACAATTATGGGAATTGCCATACTTCTCCTTCTTGTCGTCGTATCCATAAGCACCGACCGTTCATTAACATTTTCTCATCATCATTGTACATACCACGTACAAGCTCAAACATCATAGCTTCGTTTAAACAATCGGACAACTCAGCCATAGCCCACTCAAGCTTCTTTGGAACTGTTTGTCTAGCAAGTCCATCGAAGCCCATAATGTTGTCCGTTTTGTCTCCCATAATGAGCTGCCAGTAGAAATGGCGGATGCCTTCAAGCTCAGAAACTTCTCGATGCTCTTCCTTTACAAAGTTGTAATGCTTTCCAGGAATCATCAAAAGGTCTTTATCAATGGAGGCAATGACGGTGTTTTGGTTAGCACACTGATAGATACCCATAGCATCGTCAGCTTCCTGACCATCTTCTACTGAAGCTTCCCAACGTAGCACTAAGTGTTCACGGGCTTGTTGCAGCCATTCAGGGCGGCGTGTGTCTTTTCTATTGGCCTTATATTCTGGGTTAATATCGTTACGGAAGTTGTCAGAGCCCGTTAGAAAGGCTTTAAAAGTGCTTGCGCCTGTCTCTGCTATGATGCGTTGCATTAGCTCGTCAACGCGCTTTAAACAAACCCATGAGTCTTCTACAACCACTCCTTGTTTTTCACAGCTTGCAGCGCATCTATATGCCACAATGTCAGCTAGGAGTCTATCAGAACTTTTAAGTTACTCATAGACAACTGCCCTCCTTCTGATTACCATTATCAGTATGGGAAATTAAATACTTCCGTGCATTTTCTAAAAACAAAATACTATCCTTAAAATGTCCTAATCCTCTATTACAATTTGTACAGAGAAAGGCCCTTATTTTTCCAGTGGAATGGTTATGGTCAAGATGAGTAAAATAACCAGAGGAAGGCAACTCAATACCACAAATAGAGCAAGAGCAGTCTTGGTCTATAAGTCTTTGTTGATATTCTTCTAAAGAAATACTAAATCTATTTTTAATATAATTACGTTTCTTCTTTTCTTTATACTCAACTGTGGTAGAGTGTCTTGCTGTATGTTCACGAGCTTTTTCATTTGCACACTTTTTACAGTAATAAGCCAAACCTCTTCCATGAAGATTATTTTTATCTTTGTGGAACTCTGTGTGAAGTTTTATCTTTTTACATAAAGAGCATTGTTTAGTAGAATCTGTTACATAAACAACTGCTGTATATTTATTGCAATGAGGCCTACGCATGTTATGTCAGCGTCAATTAATACTGTTGTCATTACTTCCTTAGACTGACCCCTTAACAAGCTGCAGGCTCTAGGGGTCTGATACAGGTCTGCAGTGCAAATAGTTCCAGCTTACTATACTACTGGGTTGGTGCCGCCTAGGAATCCCCAGACCTTCAGGAGCATGAAGCCCACTGCCAACAGATTTAGCAACTAGCAGCACAACTAGATGATGCTAGAAATAGGTGAGTGTGTGTAAAACTTTGATTGTCAAAAAGCCACGGAAGAGCGTCACTCTCCTTAGGTTTCTCTTACTGACAACTGCTGTTCTTCCCTTACACTAGGAGTCAGGAAAGCCTTCAGGAAAATCATTTGATGTTTCTACTGCTTGTCCAAACACATAAGCTTCAAAGGCCTTAGCAGTGGCTAGAACAGCCTCTAATGAGGGAGGTGTCTTAGCACCAGCGCACAACATAGCGACAGCACTACTAACACTAGACTGACGGACAATGAGCACCTGACGCTGCGCCCGCTCCTCCGGAGTTTCATAGGTGGTTTTTGTTGGTGCTGTAGTTTTTGCTGCGCTTGAGACAGGTGCTGCTGCAGCAGAAGCGTCGCCTTTCGTGAGTACAGTCCAGTCATTGTAGCCTTTGTCATTCTTTACCACTGTAACGTTGAAGGTGTCACCACTAACAGCCTCTGCAAGGGTCTTAAAGGCACCTCCAGTGGCTCCAAAACTCATGACCTTCTTGCCCTCCACTTTACCTTGGAAGGTGTTATTCTTGTAGGCAATGTCAGCTACTTGATAGCTGCCTTTTGCTGTTGGTACTGTTTTAATGTCAATTGATAGTATGGTAATGTTCAAGTGTTTTCTTTCTTTGTTTAAAGTTGGTTCTGGTAGGTTTAAGAGTCTATGCTCTTCTGCATAATAATCTGCATCCATACATTTAGTATATCATAGTTTTGTTTGTCTGTCAAGACTTATTTTAGATAGTTGGATAGGTCTATTCCAATAGCCACTGGTAAAGATAAACCTAACAAAATTAAGCCTGTACATACAGGTGCATAAAATTCCTTTAGAATATACTTGTCCATTATTTTACATACCCAAAAGAACAGTAACCCTGTCCAGCCAAATAAATAAAGGAATGCTCCTAATACTATTAAAGTAATCATGTAAACTTCTCCATGTCTTTCATATTTTTTCCGTATTTGCTCTCACACTCCATTGGAACTGTCCAAGTATAACCAAACACCTTCTTAATTTGTGCTGGAATGTCTCTAAACACATCGTCAAAGAGGTCTTTAAGCTGTTCTAAATGAGCCTGTCGTGTGTCTACAACAATGGAATCATGCACAGTGGAAACAAAATCACAAGGAATGTTGGCCTGCTTAATGCGCTTGTATGCCATTAGCCTAGCCATCATCATAATGTCTGCTCCTGTTCCCTGTACTGGGTAGTTGACAAGAGTTGTCCAAGGAATTTTAAGCTCTCCCTTGTAGTCTCTAGCCATGTCCAACTTCCATGTTCGTCCAAAAGGACCTGTAAGAAGTTTGCCTGCTACAACAGTGTCTTTCCATCTCTGATGTTGCTTGTCTATGCCATGATATTTAGCATAGAACTTCTGGTTCATCCCGTCCCAAAACTTCGCATCAGTAGAGACATGCATAAAGTCAGGGTCATTAGCAAAGCTCCACCCGCTCCCACGAAAAATAGTGCGAAAGAGGAAAATCTTAGCGATGAGGCGTGAAGGGAGGTTAAAAGCTTCTTGATTTTTTGAATGGGTGTCTTCTCCTTTTAATATTTCGTCTATACCAACTTGGTCTTTAGAAAGCTCTAGTACAGTGCGCCACTCAAGTTGCGAGGCATCACACTGGATTAACATTATGCTTTCAACAAAGCTGCCACAGTTTTTTCTGGGAAAGCATTTGCTGCCTCTCGTAGTTTTAGAAAGTAGTTGGGATAGTATTGCTGAAACAGAAATGCAACTGGTTTGGCTCCTCGCTCCTGAATTAGGGAAGCGAGCCCTACCAGTACATCAATTGTCTCTTGTTCTTTAAGTTCTTTAGTCATTATACCTGCTTATAAAAATATCCTGTAAATCGGAAGCGAAATTCTGCAGGTTGGGTTTGCTACTACTAAGTCGTCCTGTTTGTGCAGTTGTTTGGTTGAAGTTTCCGTGTAAGGTGGAGGGTTTCCAGTGCATTGTTTCTCTAAGCTGTACAAGTCCTTTGTAATAAGTTCCATTAAGTTTCTCTAGTTTTGAAAGCTCAAGAATTTGTTGAATTACTCCTTGTTTTCCTCTAAGTTTTCTAAGGGTGTCCTCATTCGTGGAAAAGATGTTGTCTTTAGCCATCTCAGTTCCCTTGAGAGGGGTGTAGAGTCGTGGGAGAGTGTGCTCAATAACTATGTTCTTATACTTGGGCTGCCCTACTTTGGCTCCTGACTTAAAGAATCCGATATGTTCCTTTCCCTCTTCTTTGACTATTCCTCCGTATAGGAAGGCTGATAGGTGGTCATTAGAGGCAAAGTTGATGGGCACTGAGGGATATGTCGCAGCAAGCTGTTCCTGCAGCTCTCCTGCCCTTGTAGCAACCTCTATAGAACGTTCTTTGCAAAGCTCCTCGTCAAAGGCAATGCCATTCTCTTCCATCTCCTGTAGCACTACTAGGTCTTGACACATCAAATAACACAGCTTCTTTTGCTCAGGAGACATTAGAGCTACCTGTTTGTGGTAGCAAGCAAGTGTAAGCTCTACATCCTTAACGGCATACTCGGAAAGAATGTTCCAAGGAATGTCTTTAGTGTCAATACCTTTGTCCCAATACTCAGTCTTAACAACATCTAGTTTCACCTCTAAGCCATACTTTAGACATGTGTCGTTAAGAGAGGGAAACCTATTTGTTTGACTGGACAAGATAAATTCGGCTATCTGTACGTCCCAAATTTGTTTCCCTGTGAATGGTAAGCCTGCTTTCTTGAGCCAAGCAAGGTCGAACTTGAAATTGAAACCTACAATTAAAGATGCTCGTTGAATGTCTTCAAGAAGTTGTCTAGCATCACTGGCAGGTAAACACCTACCGCCATCAAGCCCATTAGACATAACAGCAATACACACAAGCTCATTCCTATTGTCATAGCAATTTCCTTTGTTGTACGTGGAGGTTTCCACGTCTAAACATAAAAGCTTCATCCTGCATAATAGGTGGTGAGTTCTACATCAAACTGAACATCTTTCTCGGTTGCTCCTAGGTCCTTCCATTCCTGTTGACAGGCTCCACGGAAGTTGTCTGCTGCTTCCCAATCGGAGAAGCCTCCAATAATTGAAGTGTTGTTGGCGTAGTGGCGTACAACAATATATAGGTTGGTTTTATTTTTTGGTAGTTTCATTAAATCTTTCGTAGGTTTTTCTTGCTAAAACTGCTTCTTCTAAAGAAGGCCCAGCATATAATTGTTTAAATTTACTATTTACAAAAGCATATGCTTGATAGGTAGGGGTTACTAAGCCTTTTGCTCTGACTTTTCTAACACAATTTACCCCTAGAGTATTTTTACGTAGAACTCTGCGGTTGCTTTGTTGTTCTTTTCTTGTACTCCATTTGACATTGCCAGCGGCATAGTGCCCATTGTTATCTATTCTATCTAAAGAACTCCCCTCGGGCTTTTTCCCTAAACAGAAAATAAAATCAAGAAAGGTTTGAAACTTAACTTGAATACCTCTACCTCCCCAGTCAGCATATCTAGGGTGATTTTTGTTATAACACCGCTGCTTTGCATCATGGAAAGCCTGATACTCCCTCTTAAAGCTAGATATCTTTATATCTCCCAATTGCTGCATCAATTAATACCTCCATTTTTCCATGTCGTAAATCTGGGTTGGAATCCATATCTCCCATAAGTTTATTCTTAGAGGCATGTAAATAGCGTAGGTTTTCGTAGCCTGCGTCAGGCACTTTACCAATACCTAAAATCCAGTCGGCTTCTGCTTGCTTAGCTGTCTTAGCATTGGCTACATTTGCCATTGTAAGCCATTTAGCACCCTCTCCTGACCCATCTGCCTGACTTACACCTATAACAGGCCCGTATTCCTTAGCAAGTTCTCGTGCCCATTGATAAATAGACCCCATCCTCAAATCTTCTCTATCATTGGTGAATCCTTGAATTTTATCCAACATGTCAAAGATGATGAGGGAAGGTTGATATTGTCTACAGATTTGCTCTACAGTTTTCTTGTGGATGGTTCCACTGTCAAAGATTTTGTGCTTTCCTCCTGTTTTTGCATGGAAAGCTGCTCCATTAGCTTTGAGATTGGAGAAGAGGGCGGGCAGTTGAAGTCCAAGGGATGCTTGATAGCATCTAAGTTTGACTTTATTGCCCTGCTCTTCATTGTTAAACCAAATAATCGGCCCCGCATCTGTCCCAAGCTGTTCTGCCATGAACGTTGTTTCGCTAGCGAGGAATGTTGTTTTTCCAGTTTCAGGGCGAGCGAAGATAAATCCGAAATCGCCTTTTCGTAAGCTTCCCAACATTTTGTTAAGTGTGTCGAGTCTCCATCTAAGTCCTGGAGTTTTGATTGTATCACTGGCAAGCTCCTCTAAATTGTCTGAAACAAACTCAAAGCCTTGTTCCTGTGTTTGTGTTTTACTTTCTTGTTGATAGAGCTCCATAAGCCGTTGCAAATCAGCACCGTCCTTCCTTCCTTGCGTTACATCATAAGCAAGAAGAGAAATTTCCTTTAGTCGTTTGTTAGACAACAAGCTACGGATAAGAGAGTCTACTGTCTCGTCCTGAACTGACATAGAAGACAGGGTGTTTAACACTCCGTCATAGAAG